TCTTGCCGAATTGAGGAGTAGATAAAAACCAACAATCCCCAATGTAATCTGTTAGGGTTGCTCGGATTGTTCCGTTCCAAGCTGTTTTAAGTTTCTTAGCTTTTTCGCACTCGTCAATAACTACTCGTTTATATTTTCGACCTCTACCAGAGTCGGGTTCGTCTAATGACCACATATCAATAACACCTCCCGTTATCAATCTAATTTGTTTTAACTGTTCATTCTTTTGCTTGATGGCATCGCCAAGTATTTTGACAATGTCTATCCAAAAGTCGTTAAGGTCTTTGTATGTAGGGCAAAAATAAGCTACTGGAAATCCATCCAATGCAGGTTCAATAATTAGTTCTTTGGCAATTGAGGTCTTTCCAAATCTTCGGCCACATTTCAAAACATTGAATCGCCTTTTTGTTTGCATTATCAACTCTTGGTTGATGTGCCTTTTTTGGAGTTTTACAATTATCTCACTCACGAACAACTTTTATAAGTAAATCACTTTTACTTTCTATGTCTGCTTTTATGTCTGTTGGAATTAGCTTGGCAGCAATCTTATAAAATTCAGTTGTGTTGTTTCTTCCCCAAATTAATAAATTTGCTTTTGGGTCTGATTGTAGCTTTTCAAATACATCAAAAACTACTTCTTTAACTGATTTAGTTATTTTATTTTTTGCTCCTTTCGGTTTTCCCGAATTGCCTTTCTCAAATTTTGCCATTCGTATTTAATCGTATTTATCGGCTATTGCCATACTGCAAATATACAAATTATTTAATTACCTACAATTTGCGTGAATTGAGTTTAAAATTGGTTTGTATTTTTTTATCATTTTATACTCTATTTTTAAAACATCACTAATTGTTGCGTTTTCTTTCCATCTTTCGGCAACAAACCATAAGCAGTAATTAAATGGCATATCTTTATCTTTTAAATGTTGTAACAATCTACCTCTTATATTTTTGCTCATTCCAATATAAATTAATTGGTCTTCATAAAACAAATGATAAATACCTAAATTACTTGGAATTAATTGTTTTCCATAATTTAAAATTAGGCTTTCTAAATTAAATGGCATTCCAATAATTTGATTATCTGAAATAAAAGGAATTTTTCTTGTTTTAATATTTGGGAAATCTTTTAATCCAATAAATTCATTTTCCATAGTTTTTATTTGTTTTTATCTATTGTTTCCCAAACTTTTAGAATTTCTTTTGCCTTAGCCCTAAAGATTGCAATCTTGGAATTAGGCACTCGGATAAGTACGGGAGTTGTTGGCTCACCGTACTTGAATTTAGGCCCAGCGTTTAACCTTGTGCCTCCTCTTTTTTCGTTAGTTAAGGATGTCATAGCACATTCCATTATTAATATTTACAATATACTTTTTGCCATTAACACCGGTGTTAATTTGATGGTTTTTTTTCATTCCATCAATTGTTAGCTTTCCACTACCTAATCTGTAAGTAGAGTTGTCAATCATTGTGATTGTTGTTCTGTTGTAAGTGTGATTTGAGTTCATAGTTTTTTTTTATTGTTAATTATTACCAAGATATTGATTTGTAAGCATCTTTTTTTCTCATGTCTTCAAAGTCACTTTTGTCCATGTTGAAGTATTCGCTTTTTTTGTAATCCTCTACATTGATGAAGTTAGCTTTGTTTAATTTTTTTGCTTTAGCAGGAGCAGCTACTGCTTGTACACCAAAGTCGCTACCATCTTCATTTTTTAATTTGGCAAATTTTATAATCATTACTTTTGTTGTGCCATTGAAGTCAACTGTTACGTTGTTAGCATCTTGACTGATTACTTGGCCTTCTCCTAATGTTGGGTGTGTTACTTTCATAGTTTGTTTTTTTATAATTGTTAATTGTTGAGTGCAAAAATACATCTAATTATTATATCTGCAATACACAATCAAAAATATTTTGCTTATTTTTTATAACTTGCTGAAAATCAAATCTATTATTTTTGTTTACCCTCTATTCTTTGTCAGTTTATAACCTTACTTTTTTTATTTGTTTGTCAGTTTGTTAAAAAGCATCGTTGCCTAAATTGTTAAATGAATTGTTTACTGGCAATGGATTGCTTTTTGTTTCAATCGGTTGTTTGTAAGCATCTTCAAGGTCGTAAAACTTAGTGTAAGTTCCATTCCATCCAATAGGCAATTTACAAGTGCTGCCATTGCGGTGCTTTTCAATCATTATTAATGCCTTGCCTTCTGTTGAATTGCCTTCTGAATCGTGAAAAATATTATAATACTCAGGTCTATAAAGAAAAATAACCATGTCGGCATCTTGCTCAATATTTCCTGAATCTCTTAAGTCTGAAAGTTGAGGTATCTTTTCGGCCCTTGTTTCTACGGTCCTACTTAACTGACTTAATACTATTATTGGAATGTCTAACTCTTTGGCAATCTGTTTTAAATTAGAAGTAATATATCCTATTTCATCATTTTTATTTCCTTTAAAATCTCGGCCTTCACTCATTAATTGGAGGTAGTCAATAATAATTAACTCAATCCCTAAATCTCGTTTCATCTTTCGAGCCTTTTGTCTAAAGTTAAATATTTTTAGGCTCCCATTGTCATCAATGTATATTGGTGCCTTTTGTATTTTTTTTATTAAATCCAATGTTTGGTCCCTCTCATAGTCTTTTAATCCATTGCGAAGGTAGTTTGCAAGAGGGATGTTTACTTCTGCTGCGGTTATTCTTGCCACTAATTGATTGGAGGCCATTTCTAAACTAAATATTGCGGTGGGCTTGTTTAATACTGCAGCATTTCTTGCAAGGGATAGGGCCAAACTTGTTTTACCCATTCCGGGCCTTGCGGCTAAAATTATTAAATCTGACTTTTGCCATCCTCCTGTTTGCAAATCTATGTTTTGGAATCCTGTACTTATTCCACTTATGGAACCAGTTATTTTGCTAATTTGTGCGGTCCTTACCATCATTTCATTAAATGAATCCTCAAATGTTGCTGCCTTTTCAACTACAATAAGTTTGGCAGCTTTATTGACTTCTTGCTCAAATTCATCTATAACTTCAAATACATCTGTTTCATCTGAATAAGATTTCTGCAATAAGTTACTTGAAACGTTTATCAAGTTTCTTTTTAAGGCAACCTCAAAAACTGCTTGTATCTTTTCTCTAAGTATTTGGTCCGTAACGTGTCCTATCTTTTCGGTAAGTTGGACCAAGTAATAAGCACCTCCAATAATATCTAATTTACCAATCTGTTTTAGTTTTTGGCTTACTGATATTAAGTCAATGTTTATATTGTTGTTTTTTAATTCGATTATTGCCTTAGCAATTTTTTTAGATTGGTCCTTGTAAAATATATCGGGTGAAAATATATCAAGACTTAAATCTAATGTTTGGGGTTGGACCAATATGGCACCAATAACAAATTCTTCTGCTTCGATATTTTGTGGAGGCAATTTGCCTAATTCTAAATCTGTATTTTGTTTTTTCATTTTTTTGTAGTTGCAAAACTTAGTGAGGTTGTTTTTACTTCTGCAGGTTTATTTTGGGCACCAGCAAACTTTAATTCATTTGCGGACCAAGTTTCTAATCTTCTTTCTAAATTCCAAGTTTGTTCAAGTTCTTGTTTAAATTTAGTTCCTGACTTGTTTTCTTCGGTCCAATACTTGTAAAAGTTATTTAGTAGGTCCTTACCATATTTATTTAAAAAAGGTTGGAGGGAAGAAGAAAATTTTAATTTTCTTTCAACTATATTATTTTCTTTTACTTTCTTTTTACTTTCTATTTCTATTTCTCTTTCTCTTTGTTCCGATGTAGGTTTCGAGATAGGTTCCGATGTAGGTTTCGATAAGTTTTTTAAGGAGGTTTCGTTAGGCTTACTTGCTTTACCTCCTCTTGATAGATTTAATCGAGGTTCGCAACTTGGAATAAATAGATGGACACCATTAATTTTTATAACATTTAAGGCAACTAACTTATCTAAAATCAACTTTAATTCATCAACTGATATTGCATATTTTCGGCTCCATACATCGTGCTTAATTTCTGTTTCATTGTTGTTTAACATTGCCAAATCTATTAATTCTCTGTAAAGGCCCCTTTCAGATAGTGTCATTTCAAAAACACTTTCAGAGTTTCCCCAGTCCTTCGGGTACCAAGTATATCCAAGTTTAGCCATTACTTTAATTTTTTAACTATAAATTGAATTAATTTTGTGAGGACTTTAACCTCAGCTTCATTTAGTTTTTCTGAGTCCCTAAACTCTTGGACCAACAAAACAAATTTATCGAATGTACTCATAATGTTTATTAACGTCAAAACCCTCGATATTTTCACGGCATTGAAAATATGAGGGTTTGATGTATATGCAATATTGCTATTGCTTATTTCTATTCGTTGTATGCCGACAACTATTAATTGTAAATTTTAAGAACGGTTTTGCAATGTTACGGATTATTTTTTTAATCTGCAAATGAATTAGAATGCAGAAATTTGTTTTTTTGTTTCCATTAAAGTTGCAATATTCTTTTTAGCTAAATCAAAGTAACTTTCTTTTAATTCAATTCCAACACCTCTACGCTTCATTTTAACAGCTTGAAATACCTCTGAGCCTATTCCCATAAAAGGTGTAAAAACACTATCCCCCTCGTTAGAATATAAATGTATAAGTCTTTCAATAGTATCTAATTGCAATGGACAAATATGCTTTTCATCGTTTTCATCTCTTGCATTTCTATACCCTTGCAAAGTATTTCCATAGTCAATATCCATCCAAACAGGAGAAGCATATTTTTGCCACAAATCAACTGGCAAATTAGTATTTGTAACTGGATTTGTTCCTTCGCCTTGTTTTCTAAAAATCATTACATAATCAGGAATCCCAACTCTTACCTGAGTAGAGTCTTTTTTGACTTGCTTATGCAATAATCCTTTTGCTTTGGTTCTTTGCATTTCAATTACTGGGTCTTTCCAAATTGTAACTCTTGAATGATAAATAAATCCTGCTTCTTGAAAAGCTGTTAAAATCATTCCTGAAAAATCCCTTAATCCAATATATCCTTCTTTG